GAGAACGTCCCCTGAAGCCTCATCCCTGTTTCCCATGCGATTTGAGTAAACAGTATTGGCAATCAACTTAGGATTACGAGCGCAAGCCTGTGCCTTGGCAGCATCAAACCTTTTAGGCCATAACTTCTGCAAAGCCTCTGCACGATAGTTCAAATTCTCTTCAAGGATTCTGAAGTTCCCACATTCATGCCCACATTGACCAATGAAAGCCGCTTTTCTAAGGGGATTCATAATGTCAAAACGCTCAAAAGTGGCGTTTAGGGCATCTACCCACTCTTCACCAATATGAAGTTGTCGGAGTTGTTCTTTATTTACTGACATTTAGTAAATCTCTCATCTGGTTATACGAGTCTACGCAAGCATTCAAAGCGACAGTATTCTTATCCCCTTGGGCAACTATTTCTGCGATGGCATCGATTGTTGCTCTTTCGGCATCAGAAGGTTCATTAGTCGGTCTGTCAGGTTCACTGGTTGCTTTTGTATCTGTGGAGGCAATGGAGGCACTTGTGGGGGTTTGTACGTTACTTGAGGGGCAGAGGCGCAACTTGCCAGCACGATTGGCAACAGCAAGAGCAGTAGTTTTTTTGTTGATAGCATCATTGGCTTCCTGTAGTTTGGCAGATTGTTGAGAAAGTTTTTCAGTCATGTTTTGCTCGATCTGACGAGCTTCATCATTCTTTTTGGCAATGGCAATCTTCATGTCGCCATCACGTTCTAGCCATCCATAGTGGTGTCCTACTCGGTATGTACCAAAGAGAGATACCAAAACACCCACAATTAACCAAGGTAAAGGTATTGGGAACATTATTCAGCCTCTTTTCTTGCTTGAGCCAATTCTTCACGCTCATGGTCATCTTCTAAGTGGTCAGGAGGAGTAGTCGGAGGAGGGCCAGGTGTCCAAGATTCATCCAACTCTGGGTTCTTCCAAACAGGCATAGCACCAAATGGTTGACTAGGCAAACCATACGCAGATTGCGGAGGGGCATAGGACGAGTTAAAACCGCCCATAGAGCCTCCATAGCCCATTGGTTGACACATTGGTTGCGTTGGAGGATTAAACGCTCTAGCGGCACTTGACATAGCCCTTTTTCCAATCACTCCACCGATACCACCCACGATCAAAAGAACAATGTCGTTTAGCATCTTGGTATAGGCTTGATCAATCGGGGCCATGCTTTTGATAGGCTGAGTCACAAATGTGACAGAGTAGAGCAAAGCACCAACAATAAACATGAGGATAAGTGTGACTGCAATCACAACAAACCCCCAAATTCTTACCTCGAAAGCCTCTGTACTTAGGCGCTCATCTTGCATGGAGACCTCCCGTGATTTGGATGAAATTGATAAGCAAGTTCACCTTTTTCCCGACATTCAATTGCATCTTGTAGCAATGTAAAGTTGCCAAGAGCCTTTCTTTTTTGGTTAAGAGTGATATAGGCAGTCCATCTTTTATCTCTTTTGTTCCAACTTACGCCAATATGCCCACTAGTGTTTGTTATTGGTTTGGCTGAGTTTCTGCCATTTTCTGATTTTGTTACTGACCTCAAATTACACAATCTATTGTCGGCACGATTGCCATTGATATGGTCTACATATTCAGGCCAATAACCTAGTTTCATTGTTAACAAAACTCGATGTTTTAAATATAGCTTGCCAAAAATACTGCCATGTTGGTAACCATCTGGATGCGGAGACTCTAATGCTGATTTACCTGCATATCTAATATTCCAAATTGTTGCAGACCTATTGGTTGCAAACATATCTGCATTTCTGCGCTTCCACAAAAGAATCCCATCATCAAAATCAACATCAAATAAATGATGCAGCTCTTCAGTTGTTAGCTTTGGTTTCTGGTTGGACATCATTGATTTTTTTCTCCAAAATTGGTGCTACTAAGTACTCAGGGCAAGTCTGAGTAAATTGGCATCTAGGTTTTTGACAAGGTTCAGCATGGAAATTGTCTGGGTTTTGGCAAAAATAGCGATATTTCTCATCACAGCCATGTAGCATAAAAGCTACAAATACAAGTAAGTACTTCATTTACCAAGACCAACCTTTCCAAGTAGGAGATTGACAATTCTGTCAGACAGATCATCAGGTAAGAACTTCAGAAAACCCAAGAAATACAAAGCCACTACCCCGTAAACGAAGATTTTTAAGCACAAGTCAAAGGTCTTTTGATACTCATTCACCGACCACACCTTCTAGTGGCTTCACAGAATGTCATCAGCTCATTTACACCAATAAAGACTAAAAACAAAACAAAGCAGACTCCACCTATTGCCAAACCAATCTCTAGTTGTTCTTGCTCTTTTTGCTTGGCTTCTTTCTCTGCCTTCTTTAAAGCACTAATCTCTTTGGCATCTGCTAAGTCCATCTCTGCTTGACGGGCTTTAATCTTGTTCCAGACATCAATCTTGCCTGTCTGCATGAAGAGCATCTTTAACTCTTCTTCAAATGCTCTAGCCTGTTCTAAAGCCATCTCAATCTGCAAAGCCGTACCCATGTTCGAGCCTTTGCCATACTGTTTAGCCTGAAGCATGGCTTTTGTAGCTACAGACTTAGCGTCAAATAGCTTACCAATCATGGGCGCAAGTGAGCCTAAGTCATTGGCAACATTAGCTGCCTTCTTGACCATGCTGATTGCTGACTGTATGCCAGCTAGAGCCGTTATCGGATCAATCACTTCTTTCTCTCCCACTTGAGACAGACTACTTTGCGATTGTAAACATCGCCAGTCCAAGTCCATTTAATACATCGGTACTCTATGGTTGCCGCCAAGAGAAAGGCGATCACGGAAATGCCCAAACAATAATATAACTACAATAAATGACAAAACAAACAAGAAAGAATGCCGCAACAAATGCTTCGGCAAAGTCTCTCATTGCTGTGGAGGGTTCATCATGGTGCTTAACAGACCACGAGTGTAATAAGATGGTTGAGGGCCAGGCGTTGTGCCTGTCAATAAACCACTCATTGCTTTTTCAGCAGATTGTCTACGAATCATTGCTTGCAATTTGTCTGCACCATAACCTGCGGCAGCAATTGGGATTGAATACTTCAAAGTCTCTGGACTACCAACACCAAAACCAACCGCACCACCAGTAATCAATTGACTACGTTGTGGATTGAATTTAGCCATTAGAGTCAACAGAGGGTCTAAAGTGCTTCCTTTTGCAACTGCTTTAATAGCGTTTTGCTCGTCTTTGCTAAACAAATTCATCTTGTTTTTGTTGGCGGCAAGACCAATAAACCCTTGGCGAATCAACTCACTCTCAGATGCACTTGGATTCAAGGCTTTTGTTTCTGCAACATTTAAGATGTTATCAAGAGTTGAGGCACGACTTAGGTTTCTAAAGTCTTTACGGGCTTCCATGATTGTCTTAACGGCAACATCAATTCCACCCGAACCAGACACCACATCTTTGGGAGACAAAGCGGCAACGTGTTCATCAATGCTATCAACCATTTCACTTGCAAGTCTGCGAATGTTCTTATCTGGATTGCCTTTTAAGTTATTTGCCAATCTACGCATCTGCTCAACATTGTCAAAAGTAATGTTTCCACGCTGAAGGATGCTTTCATATTTGTTCAAAATGTTAGCAACAGGTGCGGCATTTTCTGGAATGTAATCAACAGCGTCTAAACGAGTTTTTATTTTGTCAACAAGGCTTGTGGCATTTTGACCAGATATTTCAATTCCCTGATCGCTAACCTTTGTATAAGCACGAGTAGCCTTTTGCTGAACATCAGCCATCGTAGTAGTTGGTTGTTTTCCTGTAGCAATACGACCAGAAATATCTCCAGTAGTCTTGCCAACAGCACCAGAGACACCTAAAGCGGCAATCGTAGCTGCCATGTCGCTACCAGTAATTTCTTTGGTAGCCTCTGCAACAGGTTGTGCAACCATTGGAGCAGCAGTAGCCGCAGGAAGTTGACGAACTAAATCAGCACCAAAGATTGATTTTGGAGCAGTAGCCGCCATTCCACCCGCAGATACTAAACCTTGCATTCCTGCTTGTGCGGCTCTTTCAATACCAGTTTCAGGCTCAGGAACACCCAATTGAGTCAAACCTTTGCTTTGCTCTTTAGACAAATAAGGCATTCTCTTTTCTGATCCAACAATGTTTGCACCAACATTGACTGCACCACTTAAAAAATCAGTAACGATATTTGCGGGAGCAGAAACACCAGTAACTACGGCACGAGTAGCCAAACCAAGTTGTCGTCTAAGTAAATCACCTAAACCTGGCTCTTTTGGAGCTTGAGCAGTAGGTGGAGTTGCAGGTTGGGCAGAAGGTTGTCCCTCTGCTTCACCTAAACTAGCCTTAATCTTTGCTAAAGCGGCTTCATTTGATAAGCCATCAGGCAGTTCATAAGATGCGCCTTTGTATTCATAAACAGTCGCCATGATGCTTACCTTTAGTCAAGTTTAATAGGGTTTTGTGCAGTACCAGCTTTAGGGCCGTAGTAAGGTTCTATACCTTGTGATATACGACGACTATCAATGCGTTTTTGAGCATTTTCTTTAGCTTTACCAGTAGATTTGGAGAAGTTACTGAGAGCCTCAAGTGTGGTTTTTGTATCATTACCACCAAAAGCCGCAATAAGTTCATTGGCAAAGCGCAAAACGTCTTTGTCAGTCTGAACACCTTTAGCCGCATCTGTTTTCAAGTTGGTAGCCTCTTGAACAGCACGTTGCAAAGCCGCATAGTTTCGGCTCTCAACACTAGAATTACCTGCGGCATTCTGTGCTTGATAACGCAGATTGTTAACAGGGCCAAGTTCTAAAGGTGGTTTACCTGTTCTAGGATCAGGAGTCAATGTTGCAATAGCAGGAGCTAAAGAAGTTTCACGAGCAGTTAATGAATCAACCAACTCTAATTCTTTGTCTTCTTCTTTTTGCAGAGAAGGAGCAAGAACTTTCGGGCCTTTAAGTGAAGCCGTTAACTCTCTCATTTCTTTAGCAGAATCAGCTCTCAATTGAGCAATTTGTAAAGCAGTAGCACCAGCCACACGAGCCGCTTCAATCCTAGCATCAGCCGCAACCTTAGCCGCATCAATCCTTGCTTGGTTAGCCAATTGTGCAGATTCAGTTCTTGCTACATTAGCTGCAGCTTTGTCTGCTGAAGCCTGTAAAGCCGCTAAAACTTTATCTGGTGAACCATACTTGGTAACAATAGCAAGAACATCATCTTGTGAAGCACCTTGTGGAAGTTTAGACAACTCATCACGAAGTTGCTCTTCTTGTTTGATAGACAATTGAGTTTTAGCCACTTGAGCCAAAGATGCTTGTTCTGCTGCCCGTCTTTGTTGGACAAGAGCCATCTCACTTTGAGATTGACGAGCATATTGAGCCAAAGCCATAGCACCTTGTTGGTCACCTGCTTGTGCCAACATTTGTGCGCCTTTTAAGATCGACTCAGGGTTAGTCTGGTCTATCTGTTGGGCAATAGAGTTTCTAGTGCTAATTAGCTTTAGTTGTGGGTCTTCAATGCCCATAGCACCACCAATAGCAGTACCAAGACCTCTAGCACCACCATAAGTTAATGCCGCACCACGAGATGCAGGGTCTAGCTGAGCAAGAGTAATACCTTCTTGCAAAGCACCAACACGTTGTTGTGCACCATACATTTGGGGGGTTAAACCAAATAAACCCGCTACGATATTATCTGCCATGATGAATCCTTATAAAAATAAGCCACCAACTGCTTGCCCAAATGCAGGGGAAGCACCTAGCCCACTTAGTAGTGTTGAATAGGGGTTAGTTGTTGCTGCATTACCAGTAGCCAATCGAGTACTAAACTCAGCACCCGACAAACCTAAACGACCCACATTAGCACCTGCTGTAGCCGCTTGTTGACCAAGAGCCGCACCCATTGTCAAAGGTTGTTGACCCAAAGCCTCTAAGCCTTGAACTTGTCCCAAAGCAGTCGTGTAAGGAGCGTAGGCGGCTTGTTGACCACCATAGTACTGACCCATAGCTTGTGAGCCTTGACCCAATAGACCCGCACCAAACAACACATTCTGCTGACCATATTGTTGTGCATTAGCCGCCAATTGAGCTTCTTGTTGCGCTCTAGCGTTATACAAAGCCTGTAGTTCAGGAGTAGTTGCACCCATAGTGCCACCTTGAGCAACCGCTAAACCACCACGACCTTGTTGTTGGAGTCTGTTTTGCAGATTAGCAAGTTCAAGTTCTCTGCCTGGTTGTAACAAAGCCATTTGAGAAGCTAAATAGTTCTTAGCAACATCTTCAGGCTTTTCAGCAAGATAACCTTGACCAAGTTTAAACAAACTCTGAGCGCCTGTTTGTAGTGGCTCAAAGGCTTGTTGAGCGCCTTCAGCTTGTACTAAGCCAGACTCAGCCAACTTGACCAAACGATCTTGAGCATTCTTAGCTTCAGGGCTTAATGTGTATCCTGCGCTTGTCAATTGACCTGTTACAGGATCGACTTGGAACTGTGAAGTACCAAAACGAGTAGTCATGCCAACAGGTCTGAAAGCAGCCGCTTGTTTGGCAGCAGCAGTCTCAGCATCAATCATCTGTTGAGCACGAATAGCCGCTTCACGAGATGTTTGTTGTTGGAGAAGACCTGCACCAGTAGTTAAACCACCTGATAACAAAGCAGCTAATTGAGCCGCAGTAAGACCGCCCAAACCAGTAGTAAGACCAGTAGTAAGACCAGTAGTAAGACCTTTTCCTAAACCAGTACCTAAACCTGTTCCAGTACCAAGTCCTGTTCCTAAGCCCGTACCCAAACCTGTTCCTAAACCAGTACCCAAACCTGTACCCAAGCCAGTTCCTGTTCCTAAGCCTGTACCAAGACCTGTGCCTAATCCCGTACCAACACCTGTGCCTAAACCAGTTCCTGCACCTACTGTTAAGCCAGTACCAGTACCCATTCCTGCGACAGTACCACCAGTAGCCAATCCACCTACTCCACCAATTCCAGTGGCAGTTCCACCGCTAATAGCTGCTAATTCAGCAGGAGTAAAAGCAGCAGTACCACCCAAGATGCCTGCATTAGCCAAATCAAATGCAGTACCACCAGTAGCTGCTCCACCGCCACCAAATAGACTCTCAAACCCACCACCTAGTCCGCCAAACAAACCAGCAGAACCTGCCAAGAACTTTAGAAAGTCTTGAGTAGCATTGACTTCTTGTTGCGTACCAGTACGAGCAAGAGTGCCATCAGGGTTATATTGGTTATATCCACCACCTGTTCTATTTTCACCTGTTTTATAGGTATAGACATTCTCAAGACCACCAACTTGACGATCTTCACCAGAACCAATTACTTGATACTGAGGTTGAACAATAGTGTCACCCAAAGTGATAGATTGCCCTTCAGGAACAGTCTCTGCTACACGGGAAACAACTTCTCCTTCATCTAATCCAACAGCCTCTGCCATCTGAGAAGGAGAAACACCATACTCCTCCATAGCAGCAACAATTTCAGCATCACTTATGCCAGGATTATCAAGCAAAAAGTCTACAATTTGTTCGTTTGTTACAGCCATGATTGCTCCTTATTGTGGCTCAACAGGCCAAGTAATTGTCCAAGGGAAGCCTTCTTGCAAAGGAACATCTCTCAATGCTTGGCAGTAATCTTTCCACTCTTGTGATGGAGTCATATCGCTACGAAATCTCCAATCAGTTTCTGTTAGTTTATCATCACGGGTCTGACGAACACTCTTAGCCTGTTCAGCATCTTTCTGAGCCTTATAAGCAGTCTCATGCTGGGTAGCAGATGTGACATTGCCAGTATCATCTGTAGTGTCTACAAAGACAGGGCCAAGCACATACTTTGTGTACCACTTACCATCAATCTGTTCTACACCAGAGGCTTGAGAGTATTGGTAAACAGTACCGCCTGTAGCTTGTGGGCCTTCAAAGACTACATCAGCACCCAAAGCCTCTAAGACTTCAGTTGTTGTTGTATCCCATGATGGGCCACCATTGGCTTTTGTGTATGCACGAAATTCTGCTTCGTACATGACTTGCCCTGATTGTGTTCGTATTTGCATGATTTTCCTTTTAAGCAATAGCCAAGAAGATGTAGAAGCCCCTATCACCTACTGCGCCAAATGAAGATGACACTTGAAATCCAGAAGATAGTGGGTCAATAAAGTCGGTGTTAGTTACTTCAGCGGCTGTACTATTTAATAACAAATAAGGGTCATTACCACTTACGATTCCTCGTGCTGAATCCCATACATACCAATCACCTGTGCCGTCATACCTTTTAAATAAAACAAACCTTGCACCAGCGGTAAAGCCACAATTAACATCAGTAGCAGTTCCATTTAAATGACTAAACTCGCCTACTTTGGAAACCCCTGCACAAGTGGCAAATAAGTAGTTGACGTAAGTTCCCGCAGAAGTGTTTGTCGTTGTGGAAGTTCCAACAGAAAATACTGAAGATGTTGGCGCTGTGCTATTCCAAATAGTTGATGCTGTTTGTGATGCTGAAGTGTTATTTAAAACAAGATAATCAGAAGCCGCTAACGCACTTACATAAACAACCCATCCAGTTGTTGAACTTCTTTGTTTCACAATCATCAATTCAGGTGCAACACCTAAGTTGTGTGTAAACGTAGTAGCACTTCCCGTCCCTGTATAGCAAACCTCATCAAAGAAGCTAGGGGCGCGTCTAAAGTTCCACCACACATAAGAAGAACCTGACCAAGAATTTACAAATCCAGTATTGTTATCAAATCCTAGTCCAGCACCTGTTCCAATATCCTCAGCCGCAGTTGTATTTGTTACAAGGACGTTGTAGAAATTAGTGCTGGCTCCACGCAATCTATCCATTGAATAATGGCTACTTGAAGCCCTTGCAGAATTTAGAGATAAATCAACTGGAAAATTTGTTGTAATAGTTCCACCTGATGAAGAAGATATATTAGGACTAAACACACTAGTCCCACTCGTAGGCACTTTCATCGGGCCTCTACGAATGGCTATGTAGATAAGAGTTCCAGAACCAACAGGAGCGCCATTAAATCTAAATCCTGTGGAAGTTAAATCAATCCAATTATTGTTTGTTGCCTCTGCACCTGATGTGTTTGGCAATAGATAAGGGTCATTACTTCCTGTAGGAATTCCACGCATATTGTCAAATATCCACCAGTTTGATTCACCACTGGACATTTTTGCTAATACAAATTGAGGCTCATAACCAAGGTCTACTGAAGTGAAATTTGTTCCATCAGAAGTAAACGACCCGCACGAAATCACATTGTCTGTACCAGTCAGACCAAAGCCTCCTGCGTTGTGAGCAAATAGGTAGGCGACAAAAGTACCACCCGAGCCGTTCACGGCATTGTTTGCGCTGACAGTAAATTGAGTCGCTGTTGGGGTTGTGCTGTTCCAATCTGTTGATGCAGATGACGCATCTGTAAGATTTAAAAAGATGCGTGTAGCGTTACCAAGACTTTGATGGTAGACATACCAGTTTGCAGAAGAACTGTCTGTGCGCTTGACAATGATGCAGCCAGGAACTGACCCAAGGCTGTGTGCGATGTTTTGGACAGCGCCTGTACCCGTATAAGTCACAACATCAAAGAACTTTGGTTGCTTGCGGAATGTCCATGAGACGTATGTGGCTGCGCTTTCATTAACTGCTGTAGAAGCACCAACAGAAAAACCAGAAGATGTAAATGCAGTTAATACTGAAGCATTAGTATCTTCAGCCGCAGTTGAGTTTGTAGCTAAAAACTTACTAGCTCCACGGGTAGTGTCATTAACCCTATGTCCATATGCGGTGCTTCGGCATTTAATCCATGTCATAGCCCCTTTGCCAGACTCATCAATGCCATTGGTAATTGTCTGTGTAGAGCCGTTGCCTGTGTAAAGGTATGTGCTAAACACTTCCTCAATGTAGTTAGGAACAACAGGAACACCACCACCAAAGGCATCGTAACTAGCTGCACCAGAAGTTGCTTGTAATGGCATGGTTTAAGCCTTAAATTGTGTGTTGCTTGCCAAGACTGTAAAAGTCGCACTACCTGTCTTGATAATCAAATAACGATAGCTATCAATGCCACTAGCATTACCCGCAGTAGGCGCACCACCTAGCCACCTAGTAGTAACACCAGATGTAGTGCCATCAACTTGCACAGCAGAGTTGTAGTAAGCAGTAGAGCCTTGAGTCACCAAGAAAGCCACAGTCATTGATTGACCTGTGCTCATCAAAGTATCTAGTGAAGTACCGCTAGAGCCTCTGAAGTTAACTGTCCAGTTAGCACTTGCGTTACTTGTGTAGTACAGAACAGACTGAGTTGTAATGTCGTAAGCAATCGTTCCAGTAGCGGCTGTTGCTGATACTGTAGCCACCTCTGCCGCATCGTTTAAAACAATGGCAGTAGCAGATGAAGTTCCTGAGAAAGTCTGAGTAGCAGTGAATGTTTGTGCGGCATTGGTAACTGCCGTATTAGCGTTATATGCTTGTACGTTAGTACCGATTGCCAAACCCAAGTTAGTACGAGCAGTAGCAGTATTAGATACATCAGATAGGTTATTAGTGTTAACTAAGAAACCACCTGCGGTAAATGCCGCTTGTGACCAAGCCGATCCTGTCCACACATACAAAGTACTTACTGTTGTATTCCAGTACAAAGCACCCGTTAGGAGAGCATTGCCATCATTATCTACAGAAGGAGCAGAAGACTTAGAACCTAAATATCGGTCATCAAAAGCATCGTATGAGGCTGCTGCATTGGTTTCACTTGTAGCCGCATTGCTTGCACTTGTAGAAGCGTTAGAGGCACTTGTAGATGCGTTTGAAGCACTTGTTGCCGCATTAGAAGCAGAAGTAGCCGCAGCAGTAGTCGAACCAAAAATCGAATCTATTTCAGTTTTGGTATAAGCATTTGTAATGTTATAGCCAGCAATCGTTGTAGGATTAGTTCCTGCCGTTGCACGACCATAAGTGTCAAAAGTAACAGATTGGTATGTGCCTGGCGTTACACCAGAAGAAGCCAAGTCAATGTTGTCGCCATTGACAACAATACGGCTAGAAGATGCAGTGCCCACATTGAGAGTGTTACCTGTCTTTGTAAGACCATCACCCGCAGTAATCTGACCTGCGCCAGAGAATTGCGCCCATGTAATAGATGTGCTTCCCAATGTCCCGCCTGCATCAATCGTGCAGATAAAGCCAGAGTCAGCGTTAGTTGTGCCTTTTTCAACAAAAGTAAAAGCCGCCACCAACTCAGCATAAGTGTCTGCATCTGTGGTGCGTGTCCATGAACCAGAAGCACATAAGTAAATACCATTCTGTGAGGCGGTAGATTGGTCTTTAACTAAGACCCGATCACCCGCAACAATCGAGATGCCATCAATGGTTTGTGCGCCAGATAAAGTGATGTTTGCAGTAGTAGCCGCAACCACAGAGGCTTTAGCATCAATACCTTGGGCTAGTGCATCTACATAACCCTTGGTAGCCGCATCAGAATCGTTTGTAGGGCTTGCCAAACCAGTAATGGTTGCCGATGTACCACTATCCATGTCCAATGAGCCAGAGATGGTCACATTGTTGAATGTAGAAGTACCAGAAGCAGCAGTAACATTGCCTGTCAAGTTGCCAGTTACGTTACCTGTGACATTTCCTGTAACTGCACCCGTTACATTGCCTGTTACGTTACCTGTGACTGCACCTGTCAACGGGCCACTAAAGCCTGTATTTGCCGTGATGTTTGTGCCAGTAATTGCTAGGGCGGAAGAGCCACCAATTACCACACCATTGATCGTCCCCGCACTAATGGCGGCAGAAGCAATCGTTGCTGCGGTGCTAACAGTAAGGTTAGTAAATGTTCCTGCTGCGGCAGTAGTTCCACCGATAACCGCACCATTTATCGTACCGCCAGTAATCGTGGCAGATGAGTTATCTGTCTTTGTCGCTATAGCAGTAGCAATGTTATTGAACTCTGTATCAATCTCAGTACCTTTAACAATCTTTAGAGGATTGCCAGGCGAGAGATTATCTTTGGTTGCAAAGTTAGTGGATTTTGAATAATTAGACATGGTTTATCCTATCTTGCCTTCTTTGGCTTGAAGTTCAATTTTCTGAATTGACAACTGAGTGCCATTGATAGTGGCTTCGTAACCAGTTTGTACGATTTTACCCGCACTTGAAGCATTGCTTGTCAGTGCTTTAATTGGAATGCCACTTGAGTAGTCTGCAACTGCATATTCACCAACCCCATACTCAAAGTAGCCTTGAGGTGGAATAAAGACGTTCTCTGACTGATAAGCACCCGAATAATCAAAAGCCCACTTGATTGTGAGGAACTGGTTAGAACCACCAATCACTACGGCAGTAATAGACTTCAAAATAGAAATCTGATTAGGATTACCTAAGTCAGCATTATTTGTGTAGTACAAGAATCGGTAAGTAGAAGCATCATCAAGATAACCACCATACTTACCAATGTAGCCATTCTTGCCAATGTACAAGTCGCCATTACGCAACGATCTTAGTGCAGTTGGTGAAATACTGTCCCATTTGGTTACACGGGAAGCACCATCTTGCAAAGATTGCTTAGTATCAAAACAATAAACTTGCAAAGTAGCTGGAAGAACAAGCAGATAAAAAGCATTCTTCTCTGAATAAACAGATTTGACGTTTGCTAGTGTTTCTCCAGACAAGGAAGATTCTAAATCAAATCGAACATTCTTAGAAAGGTCTCGCAAAGGCGCAGACTTCTCTTGAATTGTCCTCATCAATGAACGAACACCTGAGTCTGACAAGAAAACAACGTCAGTACCAATACTTTGAATGGTATCTCTAGCGATACATCCAATAGAGCCTACTGTGTCGCTCAGAACAAGAGATGCGGGAGTAGAAGCACCAGAGTAAACAAGAATCTGCTTCTTACCAAAGATAAACAAGAAATCATTCCTTTT